GTCCCTTTGCTCGCGTCCTGATTCTATCAGGAAGGCGAAGTCGAGGTGTAAGCGGTGGATTCCACAATGCCGCCGGGCTGCAGAGCCAGGTCTGCACGCTCCGGGGGAGCATCGGGAACAATCCAGCACACTTCGCAAATAGCGAGTGCCTTGTCTTTGCCGGACAGCTTGCCAGCACCAGCGCGGGGATCATAGATACCCGAACCTTGTGCCAGACCAGAAGCAGCAACGCCACCAAGATTGGTAGTGGTGAAGAGCCTCCACTGAGTAGCAGCAGTCAGAGCAGACAGGCTGCTGCTGTTGATGATGTTCGTAGAAGCAACGCTGCCGTTGGCAATACGGCTGTTGGAACCGGTAATAGAGGTACCGAACTGACCCGACACCACAGTGGTGGTGTTGCGGAGACCTTGGCCAACCGCAGGGATCAGAGTCAGCTGAGGAGAAGCAGAACCGCCTGCAACACCAGAGCTAACCACATCGCCACCGTCGACACGGAGCGAAGTGCGGTACACAAAGGCACCAGAAGGTGCGGTGATACCGTTGGTGATGTCTGCCCGAACATCCTTGTGGTAGTCGGGAGACGGGATGATTACGCTGGCATTCAGGAAAGGCTGATTAGCACCGTTTTGACCAGAACCATAAGGCTGGGTGTAGTAATCCAGCTGGTTGTTGGTACCAAGTGCCTGATAGCTCAGGTCAACGTAACCGATGGCTTGCTGAGCAATCCAACCGGGCTGGAAAACCACGCCGACAGGGCCACCAACGGGTTGGTTGGTGTAGCTCGAAGGAACGCCATTGGCGTTCTCGAACTGCATGGTTTTTTCTTCGTGCCAGTAACGAAGAACGTTGGTGTAGTTACCAGGATAAATCTTGGCAACCGAGATCTGGTTAGGGTTGATCGTCATTGTTAGTTACCTCCTCAAGCGTCGAAAGAGTAACCAACGGTGACGAAATCAGCGTTCAGAAGTTCGAAACCTGCGTACAGGCTCCAAATCATCATGATGAAACGGCTGAAGTCGTCGTTGTTGTTGAGCAGCACCTGGGCATTGTTGCCACCGATGCCGACACCAACGGCCTGAGGACCAAAGAAGATACCGACTGCTGCGTTGTAGGAAGCGGCGGTAGACGCGATGGTCGCGTTTTGAGTTTGAGTAGGCATGTTGGTGCTTTCGAAGAAGCGCACGCCTTCAAACACAAAGCCCGTGGGCATGATCGGCTCGCCGGCCACAAAGGTGGCTTGGCCAAAGCCTTGACCCATGTACAGGGCAGCGTTGGGCTGCATCCCGGACATGAGGGGGTTGATTTGACCATTGCCAGGATAACGAGCAACTTCACGGAAGTCGCTGTTCTGACGCAGGTGCATCAGGAAGGTCGGATCGCAAACGCAGCGATAGAAACCGTCCTGGAAGGTGGGGGTGTTCCGCTTACGCAGGCTCTTCACCACGCGCAGCAGGTCATCCTTAACGTCGAACTTAGCTTGCTCGGCGTTGGTGTAGGTCAGAGCACCAGTGGCCAGGTCACCAGGGAAGTAGTAACCGCCTTGGGTGTCAGAAGACTGACCCTTAGAAACAGCCTTCAGGAGTTCATTGATGAACACCCGGTCGCGCCAACGACGATAGTCGTCGAGCAGAGTCAGGCTGCCGATCGATTGGTGGAAGGTGGTGAGGTTACCGGTGTCCAGCAGCAGACGCTGGGCGGTAATCAGGGTCTCACGCGCAATCTTGAAGGTGCTGGGCTGAGTGGGGTCACTCGGGTCAGCAGGACCGGTGTACTCGCGAAGCGTCACGAGCACCTTATCCTTCACGATATTGCGGCTGTTAGCAGTACCAATGGTCTGCTCAGCAGTACGCTCGCGAGATTCTTTGGAGCCGGGGTTACCGAAGAAACGGTAACGATCTAACTGAACCGTCTGGCCGGGTTGCTTTGAAAAGTCGTGGACAACAACCGGCTCTGCAGCCATCTCAACGATGTATGCAGGGTGAGGACGGTAAAGTTCCGCACCAAGAATCTTCGGGAAATCATTATCGATAAACATCGATAAG